ATTTCATTATATTTCTTAAATCTGTAATCACTGCCGATAGATATGCTGGTTTTAATACTCTTATCTTTCTTTTTTCTTCGTTGGTATTAGTTTCATACTCATAATTTGTTACTTGTTTCACGGGTGAAACTGTGGATACTGTATTATTAAATTTGGTATAAGTGACTGTGAAATCTGAATCTACTTGAAGCCCAGAAGGCACTACAAGGCGATCATATTCATCCTTTACTTCGGTGGTCTCATAATGATGAATGTCCGATAGTGCTTCATCTGAACCATACTTATCAATCATATAATTGTATAGATCATTATTACTTAGAGGCCATTGGTCTCTTACATTTGTGATATTGTTAGTAATCAAAATAACCCAATCAAGTTCTGGGTCACCATAAAGACTAGAAGCAACTACTTCTGGTCTTTGATTGTCGGTGATTTGATAATAATCAAAAGCAGTTATAGCATTATTGATATCAGTTCTTATTTTTGCTCTTTTGAAGAGATTTTTAACTGTAATATAATCTTCATTCGTGCTTGCATTAGGCAAACGAGAAAGAAAGGAAATATTTGGAAGTTCGTTAAAATATGCCATTTTTAGTATCCTACATCGTTTGGCGAGATTTGATAAAGATCACCATATGTTTTGGCATTTGGATCAGGTTTTCCTTCTGTAAATGTTCTTCCTTCAAAAATATTTTCTTGATAATCTGTATCATAAATCGGTTCAAGTTCTTTGAATGACATATTCATAATGACTGATACTGGTTGACCTTCATCATATGCCGCCCAGTTTCCATCGGCAGTGTAATTCATAGCAAATCCAGTTAAAGCACAAGTCTTGATGCGATTCACTCCTTTGATTGGATTTCCTCCAGAAGTTTTATATTGCAATTGGAAAACATTTGGTGTTCCTAAAAAGTAAGATGCTGATCCTGCTGACCCATATGTAGGATTTCCTGATATGCTATTTTGTTTTTTTGCTGCCATTCCTTGTTTGAAGAATCTTATAATTTTATTAATCTCTCTTGCTTCGGGTTCACTTCTTGGACTCATTCTATATTGGAATGTAAATTCTCTTAATGTTGGTGAATTAAAGAGAAGTTCAAGATTGCTATTTGGAATAACTCCAAATCCTCTTGCTAAAATACTTTCTGGAGATACTGAAAAACCAGCCATTGAAAGAATTTGTGATCCAACTCCAGTTTTTAATAATGCATTTGCTGATTGTGAATTGGTTATGGCATCTTTTAATTTCAATAATAGTTCCCCCTTTACTGCTAATCCTCCAACTTGTCCTGCACCAGTTCCAGATATTGCCCCAAGAGCAGCACCAATACCTGCTGTCCCCGCGTAAGAACCAAGACTTCCCAGTATTTCTGCGGTAGCAGCAGCAGAGAGATTATTCATATTATCATCACCCCAAGAAACATTATTGGAATCAGTCACATTATTTGGCATAGGTAATTTGACAATTCCCAAAAAATTTCCTAATGCGGAAGTTTTTTGCAATCCAGATGTTAATATTTCTCTTGCTCCGTCAGTTCCACCAAATAATTGGTTTGATTTTGGTGGTTTGTAATGATATTGTCCTATTTGTAAATAATCTTGTGTTTTGTTATATAAAGCATCCTTTGGGTATTGTAAATCTGTTTTTTTTAAATTTTCATCTACAGATCCAAATTGTAAATTCTTTTTTAAATCCGATGTAATAAAATTAAAATCAAATAAACCACCTCCTTCTGATGGTGCTACTGGGGGACCCCCACTTGGTCCTTGTGTTCCTATTGCTGATGAAAGATTTTTTTGCATCGCGTATTGAATATTTTGTGTTGTGAATGCATCATATCCAGAAAACATTACTGCCGAAAGGCTTTTTGCATAATCATTTAAACTATTAGCTTCTATTCCCTTTTCAGTATCAACATACCGCACTTGTCCAGTATCACTATTAATTATATATTTTAATCTTTTTATGATAGGGTCTTTGCTATTTGGATCTACTGGCTTTCCGGCACTATATGTTAAAGGATCACCAACAAGCTTACTGGCATTTACAATAGTTCCATTGACATTAATTATACTGCTTCCTGATGTGAAATTTATGTTGGGATTTTGTGCCATTTACGGTGCCGATGAGTTATCTGGATAATCCCAAACTTTGGATTTGAATACTGGTTGTCCTCTTTTATCTACAAATCTTTCGGTGGGAAGTAAAGAAACTTCTCTCCATTCACTTTCGGGTACTTTAAAAAAATGACTAGTTACACCAGAAAAAAGGTAATTATGTAAAGTTTTTCTTGGTGCATTCACATTTCCTGATTTATTTATGTAAGAAGCAGCAACTCCTCCACGATATTGTGGATTTAAGTAATGAAGGTTAGAACCAAAGAATATTCCAGATTTTGTGTCAATACTTATAATATAAGTAAGTGGTTGCATATCCCAGAATTTATATTTTTGTGGATATTTTGCCGAATACATAAAAAATACTAAATCTCCCGGAGAAATAAAATTAGTATCAATTTCACTAGAATCCTCATTTTGATATCTTGCTAACTCATTCATCAATCTGTTTGTATACCAGTTAGTGGACCAACGTTTCGTTCCCGCCTCTTTGAGTATTTTTTCTGCGATCATATTTCTATGCCTAATTGTTTTTCTGTGAATATGCGGAATTCCCATCCCCTATCAGCACAATATTCCTTACAAGCATTCCATTTTGCTTGATTTGTGACCCAAGTTTTTACCGAATGTGCCCAAGATTTTGTTCTTCTTTTCGGATTTCTTTGTGGTTCTTTCAAGTCCTTTGCTGGTTTAATTTCAATTACTACAATTCTGATATTTTTGTCTTTGTCTTTGTATTTCAATTTTATATCTGGAAAATATCTATGGGTTTTATTGTCTATTGGGGAAACATACGGAACCCAAAATTCTTCACTCTGGTAAGATATAACATTTTCAGTCAAATCGCAATATTGAAACATTTTTAGTTCATAAGATGAACGATATATTATATTTGTTGGATCTCCATTATATTTTTGAGGATTTTTGGGTTTAAATTTTCCTTGATGGTATCCACTGTCTTCGTTACGGGGCATACATAGTATAGAATCGTATACCCTTATTTAGATGGCTAGATCAAATACATATAGAGTGGATCCTCTTTATGTAAAGATGACTACCCCGAGAGATATGGGGGGATCTTCTTTGCCTTCAGTTCAAGAGATGTTTGGCAATTTGTCTCTTACGAGTCAATTTAAAGTTAATATGTTTTTAGGGGGTGCGACTAGTGCCAACAGTCAAGATAACGATTTGGTATCACATTTGAATGCTTGTGGAATAACTAATAATGTTTCAAAAACATTTACTTATGATTTTATGTGTGCGGAAGCAGTTCTTCCCGGAGCAACTTTTGACGTTGGGGAAGAAAGTGGAAGTCGTCAGGGCATAATTGAAAGATTTCCAAATCGTAGAATATTTTCAGATTTCAATTTAACTTTCTATGTGGATAACGAATATAATATTATTCGTTTGTTTGAAGAATGGATGAATTTTATCAATCCAATTTATAGATCAGAAGGAGAACAAACTGCAAAGAATAGTGGTCAAGTTGGATTTGAATCTAGCGAAAATTATTTTAGATTTAAATATCCAAATCAATATAAAAGAATAATTGCAATTACTAAATTCGAAAGGGACTTTTTATCAAATCCAAATGACCCAAAAAGTCCAACCGAAACACAAAATCTTTTGACATATCAATTTATTGATGCCTTTCCAACTAATATCACCGCACTTCCATTATCTTATGAAGGAAGTACAATAACTAAAACTACGATTAATTTTAGTTACACTAGATATACTACAGTAAAACATAAAGGAACACAAATAAATCCATATCCAACTACTGCCTGATAAATAATCACAACTGAACTTAATCATTTAAATGCCTTTACCAAAAATTGTTACGCCACAATATTCTCTTGATTTGCCATCAACAGGAAAAACTATCAAATATCGTCCATTTTTAGTCAAAGAAGAAAAGATACTTATTCTTGCTCTTGAAAGTGAAGATGTAAAACAAATTACATCTGCAATCAAACAAATTTTAAAAGATTGTATCATAACAAAGGGCATTAAGGTAGAAGAACTTCCTACTTTTGATATTGAATATATCTTCCTAAATGTTCGTGCAAAATCAGTTGGAGAAGCAATTGAACTGGTTGTAACTTGTAGTGATGATGAAACAACTGAAGTTCCAGTTAAGATTTATATTGATGAAATCCAAGTTCAAAAAACTCCAGACCATTCCACTGATATTAATTTGGGTAATGGTTTGGTGTTAAGAATGAAATATCCATCTTTGGATGAATTTATTGCGAATAATTTCGATTTTAGTTCAAATAAAAATTCTTCTATTGAACAAATAGACAAATCATTTGATATTGTTTCTTCTTGTATTGATGTAGTATTTGATGCCGATGAATCTTGGGCGGCAAAAGATTGCACTAAAAAGGAACTTAATGATTGGATTGAGACTTTTACTTCACAACAGTTTGATGAAGTAGAAAAGTTTTTTAGTACGATGCCTAAACTTGCACACACATTTAAGGTCACGAATCCAAATACAGAAGTAGAAAGTGAAGTTACGTTGGAGGGATTATCAAGTTTTTTCGGCTAATAATGGCTCATATGGATCTTGAGTCGTATTTTAAAATTAATTTCTCTTTGATGACGCATTATAAATATTCTTTGACCGAGATAGAAAATATGATGCCCTGGGAGAGGGAAATTTATCTATTATTATTAAATCAGTTTGTAGAAGAAGAAAACTTAAAGGCACAACAAAATAATGGTTAGTTCTGTCCTTCAACTAGAAAAAATTATAGGAAAGCAAAAACCAGAAAAGGAACAAGCACTTAAATTTGTTTCTGGTGGTTCTTCTCTTGGTTCCTCGGTTTTTTCTGGTGCGAAGAATAAAATTGTAAATTTTGATAGAGCAAAAGTATCAGCAAAGCCGAATAATATACAGACATTAATTAGCAATCTTTCCACAAGTGTCTTTAATACCACAAACACAATTCAAAATATTTTTGGGAATAAAGAAACAAAGGAAAAGAAAAATTCTAAATTCTTTGGTGGATTCTTTGATAAATTTAAAGAAGCACTTGCCTTTATCACTTTCTTTGGGGCAAAGAAGAATTTAGATAGAGTTAAAGAAAATATAGACAATTTAAAGACAACTTTCGTAGAAACTTTTGATATTGCAAAGGCACTAAGAAAGGCAATACTTAAAATTATAGAACAAATCTCTGGACTTTCTGGTGGCGGAGGTGGTGGAGGAATAATTGGTGCTATAATGTCTGCACTTGGTGGATTGGCTGCTGGATTGGTTCCTGGAATGGCAGGAAAACGAGCACCAAATGTTGCTGGTCCTGCGATGAAGCAAGAAGGGAATTTATTATCAAAAATACCAAAAGGACTGAAAGGTGGTGGGGGCGGAATAGGTAAATTACTTTTAGGTGGTACTGCTGCTCTTGGTGCTGGTGCTGCTGTGAGTGGTCTTTCCCAACCTGGAGGCGAAGATATTCAACCAGGAAATACTACACCAGAAGTTCCAGGAAATGTTTTAGATAAATTTAATTCCATTTTAGATAGATTTGATAAAATACTTGATGGATTGAAAGGAAAACCCGGAAAATCTTCTGGTGCAAGTTCTAGTTCCGGTTCTAATTCAAAACCTGCTAGTCCTGGTGCCCCTCCTGGTGGTAGTCCTGCTGGTGGAGGTGGAGGACAATTAATCTCTGGTCCAGCACCAAAAGAAATTAATTCTTTGATGTCTGCTATTTCAGGTGCTGAAGGTGGAATTGAATCTGTAAATACAATAGGAGAAATGAAAGGTCTATCTGAAATGACAATAGACCAAGCAATTGCTAAAGTACAAACACTTAAAAATGAAGGAAAGACATCTGGTGCTATGGGAAGAATGCAACATATGTCCCAATACCTTAGAAAAAGAGCAATTGATGCTGGATTGGATCCTTCTACCGCTAAATTCAATCAAGAAAATCAATACAAAATTGATAGATCATTTCTCGCAGGTCAATTCAAAGGTGGAGAGCAAGAAATAGTAAATTTAATGAAATCTGGAAAAATTACAGATGTAGTTGCAAAATTGAGGGGTATTTGGCCTTCTCTTCCTGGTGGTTCGCAGGAAAATATGCACACATCTGCATTTTATAAAAGATTGGAAAATTTCTTATCTAAATCTGGAG